TTTTTTTAGATTTGCAAATGTCATAAATTTGACTCGTAGTATTCGTCGTATTGAATAGATTGGTGGATTAACACCTTGCATACGCAAGTTTAGTATAAACAACTATTTAGGTGTTGTCAACCCCCTAATTACAACGTCTGCAAGGAACTTGTGACCCTCTTTATCAGGGTGTCCACGAGGTGCTCTTGGGTACGGATCATTGGTTACATAATCAACAGGAACCTCAGTATCATGTTGAATTGAGAGAATGTAATGCTTCTTATCTTTCAATATATTTTTGATAGCATGATACATAATCATCTCATCTATGATACCATATTTTTCACTATAACAATTCTTCAAGAAGTAATGTGGACTGGATGTTTGAACGTTGTTCCACTCGCCCCCGTTATGAAACTCAGTCCTCATTCTCTTTGTCATTTGTATCACAACAATATCATACTGTGACAAGTCATGACTAAGAAGATTTCTAAGCATTCTCCTGTTGCTCCCACCACCAGTGGCAATATTGTAATCCTCTGCACCAAAGTGATTGGCAACTAATCTACTGTACCTCTCAGTTTTTTTATCCTCTAGTTCTGCACCATAAGTAACAGAACATCCATCAAAGTATATTTTCATCGTAATGCAAACCCTCGTTTCCATTTTGTGCTATGATATCCATCCTCTTATCATCCTCATCCCACTCCTCTTCCTCTTTAGTTTTATATGCCCACTCATCAGTGTGTCCAACTGACCACCACTTTGGCAGTGTCTCTACTGCATAGTTTTGTGTACATACTTTGAAGTCAGGAGTTTTGAGATGATCATTGTCAACTAAACTGTTATCAAAGAATTGACATCTATTGTTTGGTTGTGCAGCAAACTGTCCGTTGTCTAGTGCAATGACATTGAATGTTTTGTGCTCTGGATCATGCTCTGCAAAGTTTACATCAAGCACTGACCTATCGGGATGTGCTGTATCAATGGTGAAATCATACTCACCACCATGCATCTTCTTATCCTTACCAAAGAATTGACACCTACCAAGCAAAGGTTTTTGAACGACTGTTATATTATAATCAAAACAATCCCATAATTGTAATACATCTAAGGGAAGTTGATTATCTTTATCGTAATCTTCTTTCCATACAAATGCACTGAGTGGTAATTTATCAAAGAGTGCACCGTAGTCAGTAAGTAATGTCTCAAAGTATAATGCCCTTGATTGTATACTTCTAACTGAAATCCAAATACCAGGTGTGACTTCTCCATGACCTTTCTCTAAGTCATAAAGATATTCTTTCTTGACCCATACTTTTCTAGGAGGAAGAGGATGAACTAAGTATGCCATTATCTTTTGAGATTAGATTGTACTTGGTCTAAGGTTCTCTTCATGTTTGTAAATATTGTATTCATATCTGTGTCTCCAAAACCTAATGTCTTAGAGTGTGACGTAATATAATCTTTCATCTTCTGTGCTTCGGGATCATCTGATAATGAAAGTCTAGTCCACATAATCTGCTGTCTCTCAAGTAATTCTTTCACTGTATCTATGTGTTCAACTTTTGCCTCTGGACTCATGCTTGGGAATTTGATAATCACATCATATAATTCTTTTTGTAAGCAAGTAATCTCCTCCATCTCTTGTCTTACTTTATCAGACTCAAAAAACTTACTCATGTTTCTCCTTGATTCTACTTATAAGATACTGTCTGTATTTTTCTTTGTCAATATTTAGAAATGGTAAGTACTTCCTTATCTTCATTCCAATTACCCTCCAGACTGGATCTTTCAACTGTTTATCATAATCCTTACAATACCCTATGAGTTTTTCCCAGACACACATCTCCTCCGCACTCACATTACCTGCAAGGTGCTCCTTGAGTATGGGAGGGTGACCTTGTGATGCGTAGAACAATTCATCAATCGTATACTCATCCATCAATTCATCTGTCTTTTGTTTAAAATCATAGTACATACTTTGCTGTCTCTTCTGCCATTTTTTATACACACTCTCACCAGACCTTATGATGTTGCCTATCCACAAACCCTCTGGGTTATCAGTGTCTACAAAGTTTGCAAGAAAGAAATCTCTTATCTCTCCATCTTTATACTTTCTTGACATTTTCTCAAAGAAATATCTATCTTTTCTTTTGTAAAAAGAATCTATCTTTGCTCTCGACTTACCACCATACCTGTGATAGTCATACCTCTCTTTTGTAAAATGATTTTTGTATCCAAGATACTCTTTGTAAGTATCAAAGGGTGTCATAGGTCTTTTGATCATGCATTGCTACACTTTTCTTCATTGTAGCATCTAATTGCTTTGCTGCGGTAAACCATTTAGGATTTGCCGAACACATGTTACAAATCCATGAAGGTTCTAGCACCTCTCTAAATGATTTTCTAATGTCATCACTCGATGAGTCAATACTGGTGGGTTTATATTTCAAATATTTTTGCCATGCTGGATCATCTAATTGATCTGTTGCTTCAAGTGATTCTCTGAGATATGACATCATAGGACACTTCCAAAGATGCCCATTATATAATTGTGAATTAGGGCAACTACAATGCTTGAAACTCTCTGTTATATTATTATCTTCGTAAGGGTAATACTTTATTCCATTACTAAAATCATACTTGACAAGATCAAACCAAACTCTTGGTTCTCCATTGTCTAATCTAAATGCTTCACTCAACTCAAAAGTTTTACCATTCATATCCACACCCCTTGACTCTGCATACTTAGCAAATTCATATGCATTCTCCCAATTTCTCACACCCTTTTTCGTATACCATGGAAAATGAAATGTCAATCTAAAAACCACTCCTTTCAACATCTCGTCAACTATCCACTCTTTCTCTTGTAATAGTCTTGATCCGTTGCTGAATAGTTTAACGTTACATGGTTGTGTACCACGCTCACCATAACACAATTCTCTCAATACTCTTGTTATGTCTCTAGTTCTTGGTTCAAGTAATGGTTCACCACCTATGACACTCACATGACTCCACACATATATTTTTGGTAATATATTTTCTATGTCTTCAATAAGTTGATCAATGTCTACTTTACTATTGGCACTCAACAAACTGCTGTTATGATTACATGCTCTGCATGCCAAGTTACAACCGTTGATCGTATGAATACTAAGAAGTCTGGTAGTAGGACGTTCCCTCTCCAGACTTGCTAGTTTTTCTTTTGTTATTGACTTGAAATTATCTGTCCAGAAACCCTTGAGTGATCTTATATATTTTACTTTAGATGCTAGGTCATTGATGTCATGATCTTTTAGACAAGCAGCAGCGAGTTTCTTTTCTTTGAAGTTAGATAGCAAGGAATTTTGCCCTCGAAGTTCTCTTCAAGTAATTTAGGTTCATGGCATTCCCTTTTAGTTTTTCCTTCATTGGTTTTGTAATCAACTTACCAACTGACTCAATCTCTATGCTATTTTCTTCACAGTAGTGACAAATTGCCTCAATGTAATTCATGTCTACATTATTTTGAACAAGGTTCTCAATGTCATTGGTAAATTTATCTTGACACAGGAACTTGTTCTTCAACACTGCTCTCATTTCATTTTTGGTTGCCATTTAATTTGTCCTCCACAAATTTTTCAATGTACTTGACTAATAGTTTCATATACTTAATCTTATCATACTCTTCGTAAACAGTCACCTCTCCATTCTCACAAGTCATGAGAATGACAAGTTTCTTTACAGGTATATCTGTCAGTTCGTAAAACATACAAGCATACGCTGCTGCCTGTACAAAATAATTCTCTATCCACTCTCTCGGTTTGGGTTTCGCTGCAGTTTTGAAATCAATAATGGATAACTCACCATTATACTCTGCTATACAATCAACAGTTCCAGCAACACCCAACTCATTGCTGTATAAACTTTTCTCTAGTGCGTAGATATTATTTATATTTTGTAACACTTTTTTCGACTGTGTGAACAGCATCTTAGTGCTAGGATTATCTAACTCTACCTCTTGATTGAGAAGGTGTTTCTCAATCAGTTCGTGAGTTGCAGTGCCTCTTGATGTAGCACGTTTCGTAATTCTGTTTGCTTCCTTTTCACCAACTCTCTTCCTCCACTCTACAAATATGTGTTTGTTGAAGTGAGAGGTAACAGAGGTGATTGACACCATCGGTCTGTCATTGACATTGTAGTATCGAACTCCATCAATACTCTTCCTAGTAAGGGTAGGAAGATCACATTCTACATGATTGAACATTACATACCTAGTTCTATTTTTGAGGTGATGTAACTCTTAACAAGACCTGACCTGACAATATCATCGAGACCAAATTCAATTAGATCAAACTCTGGCATGCGTGTGATAATCTTTTGAAAATCAAGAATACCATTCTTCTCGTTTGTCTTGATCAAATCAGTTTGTGCAACGTCACCACAGAACATTATCTTGGTGTCTTCACCTACTCTTGTTATTATACTATCTAATTCATGAAAATTCAAGTTCTGTGACTCATCCACAATAACAATTGAATTGTCCAGTGTTGTACCTCTAATGAATGATGTAGACCAGAACGTTACACTTTCCTGTGCCTTTAGATTACCCCACAGCATCTCAAACTCATTGTCTGTAGGCAACTCAAACATATACTTTACCATATTTTTATATGGTATCTGATACAATGCTGATTTGTCCTCATGATCACCAGGCAAGAATCCTATCTCCCTTGTAGACACAAGTGACCTTACTAAAACAACCTTATTGTATGGTGTCATGGGATCAAGCACTTGTTTTAGTGCCTGATATAAGGTGATAAATGTTTTACCTGTACCTGCTGCACCATAAAGAAAAAGATTTTTTCCCTCTTCATATGATGCGAAGGCATGTTTCTGGTTGGTTGTGATTGGTTGCACATCCACCATCATGTCAGAGTTATATGGTTTCTTTCTTCTCATCTGTTTCGCAGTCAAACCAGCACCAACACTGGTGGACATCTTTTTTTTACGTGGCATGTTAGGTGTGTGTAATCTTTTGTGGTTTTACTTTTGAACCTGGCATCTCTGATACCCTTGATAGAACCTCGTTCCATCCTCCATCTGTTCTACTGTAAACGTCACCTGTAGCACTGACTACACCTCCTGACCCTTGAGACCAATCTTTGTCCCAGTCTGGATTATCTTTTCTCCACTGATCATACTCTTTCATTGACATCATGAGTTCTTTTGTCTCACCTGTCTTCATATTTTTGATTGGATATGTTGGCATGTGTTGTTGCGAGTGTTTTATTTAGAGATGATGACATTACGTCTACCACGCTCTTGGATAGCAGCACTGAAGTGTAAAGGTTTAGATGTACACATGTTGCATACTTTATCAGGTAGTCTACTTTGCTCACAAAATTTTGTCAACTCTTCATCACTACAGTCCACTGGAAGACCATCAACAAGATACTCTTGCCACTCTTCAGCATCACTCTGCTCTGTCACAGACAGTAGTTCTCGCAAGAAGGCAGTATTAGGACACTTCCATAGTTTACCTTTGAATAGTTGTGTATTTGGACAAGAACATACCTTATAACTCTTTGCAATTCTACCCTGATTGTATGGATATACCTTACCATCTCTCTTCTTGATTGAATTAAACCACCTATCCTGACCTGTATGATGTTCGGTCACCAGTACCTTAGGATGATTGAATTTCTTTATTATATCTTCCACTTCCTTGAGGTGTATACTTATTCTAAGATACACCTTTGGATCTTCTAATACTCTTCTGATCCAACCTTCATTCTGTAGGAGCAATAAGCCATTGGTATAGAGATAAACAAAAGAATTAGTATGTGATCTACATGCATCTACAATCTCCTCACATCTTGGATTTAGTAGGGGTTCACCGCCTATGACAGATACCCTATCAATATCTAGTCTTGGTAAGATAGTTTCTATATCTTTTATCAGTGCATCAGTATCTAATCTACTTGTGGGTGCGAAGTAATTGCTGAAATGATTACATCCTTTACATGATAGATTACAACCAATGGTTGTGCTTACATCAAGTATTTTTAGAGTAGGCAAGGTATGCTGCTCCTATTGCTGTGCCACCATCATGTGCGACGGGCATGACACGCATGCGAACATCGAGTTCTTTTTGTAATTTGTAATTAACCACACAATTTAAGAAACATCCACCTGCAAGCACCAAATTCCTGTTAGGAAACATTTTTGCTAATTCAAGTGCCCTTTGCTCCCACTTTTGTTGTACATAATAGGCATCCTTTTTACCATATGCTGCCAGTCCCATGACTTTACCTGCGTCCTCAGGATGATATCCATAATTGACACATGCCTGTTGATATAATTTACCTATACCTACATCGTCTTCTGAAAAATATTTTCTATGTAATAATTTCCATGATGGAGCATCAAAGATAGACTCTATTTCTATACCATTCCTATGCTTTGATCCGTTTGCATCTACCACTATTGCAACAGCGTCATCAAACCCTGAGTTATAAAAAGCAGAAGCAGCATGACACCTATGATGATCCTGTCTGAAATCATACACACCTGCATCTGGAAATATATTCTTGGCTAGTTTTATATCAAGAGAAGATAAAAGTTTTTTCGAGTGTTTTGTCCAATGCGAATCACATATTGCAATGGCATCTATATCATAGAATTGTTTTACATGTCTTAAGAGTGACCTTATGCAGGTATCTCTTTTCTTTCTGGTAATTCTCTCTGATTCTAGATAAAAATCTAGCTTCCCATTTCTTAGGACACATGCAGATCCATTGTTCGATACGTTCAACCCTAATACGGAAAAATTTGCGGAGATTTTTTTTCCAGTTTCATGTAAATCAAAAGTCATTTTCGCTCAGTATTTTATCGATAGCAAAGGTAAAAACTTTCTCTTCCCTCTTATCAATTGCACCTCTGGAAAATATAGGTAATCTATTTCACTTGATTCAAAACATTCTATTGCATCCTCTGGTGTCTCCACTAGAGGTTCACCTGCTAAGTTGAATGATGTATTGAACAAGATAGGTACATCAGTGAGTTGATAAAATGAATCGATCAGTTGATAATAGTTAGTGTTGTCTTTGAGTCCCACCGTCTGAACTCTACATGTATTATCTACATGTAGAACTGCAGGTATCTTATCATAAGTATGTGGTAATGCATCAACAGCGTACATCATGAATGGAGACTCATCAAGTCCTGCCATGTCAAACCAATCATGTACGTGAGGTAAGAGAACACTACCTGCAAAAGGTCTGAATGATTCTCTTCGTTTTACTCTGTTGATTCTATCTTTACCGTTTGGATCTGTCGGATCATACAAGATAGATCGATTGCCCAGTGCTCTAGGTCCTGCCTCTGATCTTCCTTGAAATATTGCAACAACATTACGTTCCTGTATCAACTTAGCAACGTGCATGGTGTTTACTTTCTCACCCTTTATGTGTGATAAATCATACGAAGGACCTAAGTATAATGAATCAATCATCGTGGTCATCCCATGGATCTGCTAGTTCTTTATTGTCAAAGAACCCTTTGTAAATACCATACGCTGCAAGAAGTACAGTGATAACTGCAATTGAAATACCAAAAGTATAGTTTGGATTCAATGTAAGGTGTGGAATAAGAGGTGTCTTACAAGTCCATGTATCTGGTAAAAAGTATACTGGTGGACAGGAAAGAAAAATCATAGTTATACCCAATTAGGTTTGCGTGATGGGTCACGTAAGTAATTAGTAGAGACCCATGGTTTACTAGCGATATAATACTTATATGCAGTAAAAATATCGATAGTTGTATCGAACTTGAATTCATCAGGACCTGCAAAAACAAAAGGTGTGTGCTTGGTATGGTCTGCTGATGGTAAGAGATGAGTTGTTTCTAGTAGTGGTCTATGACAAGAATGAATCTTACCGTATCTATGTGTGTATTCAGCACACAAAGCAAGACCATGTGTGAGTAACCACCATGCATTTGTTAGAGAATCATTTGCCCACTTAGTGCATGGATGATTACGAAATGCACCTCTCTCTGTCTGATATGGTTGCCCATCATTACGATATATTTTCCCATAGTTATGTCCCCACTTCTCAGAACAAACAATAGAAAGCATTTGACATGTCTCTAGTGGCATCTTAACAATGTGTTTGTCAGGCAAGCACTGTGCCGATACGGTGGGGTCTGGGTCTGTCACAAAAATGTTCATAATATTCAAGTAATGCTGAACCAATTGCAATCCCACCGTCGTATGCGATGGGATCGACGTAAAGATTTACGTCTGTATTCTTCACTATACCATAATTTGACACACAATTCAAGAAAAAACCACCAGAAACACACACATTCTTTTTATTTGTAAGTTCCACTGCCTTTCTTATCATGAATAGAGCATGTCTTTCAGCAGATTTCTGTAAATTATATGCCAAGTCCTCAGGTGAAAGTTTAGGACCGACATACGCTGTGCTGTGTCCCTCTGGTATGAGTTGTGTACTGCATAAACTGTGACCATACTCTTCATTAAAAAGATTGACATCACCGCTACCATATGCAGACAAACCCATGGTTTTACCTGCCTCTATCTCATCAAACCCACAGTAACGTGAGACCCTTCTATATGCTTGTCCAACGCTTGTCCTATTACTATAGAGATTTCCATCTATCCAATGCGGTTCTCCTTCTTCAGCACTCTTCTGCTCACTGTAGAAGGTGGAGTAATGTTTGAATACTGGTGTCATGTTATCATAGATGCTTTCAGTCTCACAATATCCATCATAATATGATCCTTTACCATCCATTACAACCACAGCAGAGTCATGAAAAGGTGCAGTGTACCACACACTCGCAGCGTGACAATCATGATGTCTATTTCTATAGTCTACAACAGGTACACCTTTTGATCTGACAATTTTGAGTAGGTAATTTTTTTGTTTTGTTCTTTCAAATGTGGTTTGTTTATTATATCGTGTAAAACAATCACATATGGTGACAACATCAACACTAGAATCAATATACTTATCGGCAAGAGTTTTCGCACTGATGTCTCGTTTGACTCTGGTGACACGTTCCTCCTCTAGATAAAAATCTACAACACCATCTTGTATGACTGCCAGCGAACCATTCTTTGCCAGATTGATGCCGACAATTCTAGTCACGTTCCCTCAAATTCTTCGTCATAATCCAATTCAACTGGTTGTATCTCATCGTATCTATAAGACTCAACATCTGAGTAAACTTCTGCCTTGAGTGCTGAGAGAAGCATCTCAAGGTCAGAAACTATAACTTTTAGTTTATCCCTATCCATTATACCTTGAGGTCATCTGCGTATCTATGACCAGTCCAGTCTCTTTTGATTTCAATTAATTGAAATGCTTTTTCTCTACCATCTGTTTGATCTTGTGGCATCGCAAAGTGTCTGACACCTTTTCTATTATATGGTAATTGTTGAACTAACATAGTGGGAACCCAGTGCTTGATGTAAGGTTCAATGATCTCATTTATGTAATAAAAGAATTTTTGTCTCTCTCTTTCCACATCTTTAGCATCATACTTATTTTTATCCATATCAACCGTCAAAATAAATGTCAAGTCTTTATTATTATGCATTGCCTCTCTTATTTTTTGCTCGATATAATATGCTTTGGTTCTAAAGTTTCTATTACAAACAAAACACAACTCTATTGAAGAATTATCAACTAAAAAATCATACATTGGATCTATTTTCTCACCACTCTCACCCTGTTCTATTACATCCTCAAACCATGCTTTTGTATTTGTTCTATCAATCCATGAGTTACCACCACCACCATTTTTTTGAGTAAGATCAAAAATTTTCTTAGTTATAAGATTAGTAACAGAGTTTGGAGGGATTGAAGATCCCTTGACGTATCTTATGATAGTGTTTCTTATAAATGTTGCATCGATAGGGTGGTTTCTTTCTTGATAAAGAGGTAAATTAATGTCAAACATTCTCTCAATATCATCAATACCATTATCTTTATTTTCTTTTGTAATCACATTGTTTATTATAAGAGAAAATTCATTCTCTATAATTTCATTTGGAAGACCTAAACCTGTTGCATGCCATCCATCTTGTTCTTCAATAAGTGCTGTCTTTCCACTGCAAGTTGAGTATCTGCCCTGTCCATCAATCCTTTCTTTAGTTTTGTAGTTGTAATAAATTGGTTCTTGATCTGGATCTACACCATATTCTTCTATCCCCCGTGCAAGTCTTCTTCTGTCCTCTGCACTCTTTGTTCTAACCTTACCCCTATTCTCAACGATGTTTCCCTTAGAAAAAAAATCCCAAGTCTTGAATTCAGTCGGCACTTCAAGTGTGACTCCCTTTCCATTGGGATCCATTTGTCTCCAATGAGGGTTCTCTCTGTTCAACTTATCAAGTTTTTCTTGAACATCAAAACCATAAGTGGTTTTATCTTGCAACGCTACATCAATAGGGTCGATCATAATTAAGATTGTATCAATGAAAATATTATAGCATAAAAATAGGAGAGGGCAACACCCTCTCCTTTCAGCAGCAGCATTACTTGGTTGCTGTTACCTTTAGACCACGATACATTAGTTCGTGTCTATTACGCTTTGCTGCTTCTGCAAGCACCTTTGCGTTGTACTCTTCAGCGTTGTACTCAACGCCACGGTAAGTGACTTTAG